TTTCTTCCCCATCTTCATCATTTGAACTATAGGTAACAAGTTTCCAATAATTGGGGACATATTCAGTGGAAGTTACATCATCATTAGTTTCAATATCTATTGGCTCATCTTCAAAAATATCTTCATTAAGATTTATGCCTAATGTTTCTAATGATTCTTCAATAACTTTTTTATTATCAGGAGAAGCACTGTTAATAGATTCTTGAAGCTTCTGTCTCAGTGATTTATTGTATCTCTTTTTATCGAGAGCTTCAGTTACATATTTTGGTCTTGCGGCTGAAACAGCAGGGATTAAAACAGCATCCCAACCTTCGCATGTATATGTATTAGGGTCTACTGATTCTTGTCCATCAAAATCAGTAATGATATCACCTGAACCTCTAGAAGAAACTCCGATATTACAACCATAATCACAAAGTGATTTTAGTATTCTACCATTAGGAGTATTTAAAATATCGAAAACGCCACAAAGCTGTCCCTTTTTATTAAACTTCGGAACCTCAGCTAAACAAATAGCAATCTTTTCAATATCGGTTTCTTCTCTGTCGGCAGGGTGACCTAATTCACCAAAACAACATCTATTCTGAATTCGTTCTTTCATTATGGGGTTATCAAAAAGTTTTTCCCATAATTCTTTACCATACTTACGACCATTTCTTGTAGGGTTAGCAGAATCAGCGATAACACCAACTAACCTGCCAAGAATTCCCCTTTTCTGTTGGTCCTCCTCAGTCAGTTTCTCATATTTAAATTCGTCTGTTAAAAAGGATTCTAACATCATAACCCTCAAAATCTATATTAGCTAAAATATTCCTTATCATAGAGTCTTGATAACTTTTCTCTAAGATAAGCGTTCTTTGCGTATTGTTGTTTCTTTTCTCTCTCAAGTTGGCCTTTGGATTTGTAATACTCTTTCTTTCTTACATCTTCCATAATGCCTTCTTTTTTAACCTGTCTCTTAAAACGCTTTAAAGCATCTTCAAGGGATTCATCTTTTCTTACATATATTTTTGCCATATATTGTTAAGTCATCTCCTAATCTGTGTTTGAAAAAATTAACATTATTCAATCTATTTAGAAATTATCCACTATTTTAAACGTACTATATTATATAAAATATTTTTATTACTTTTTTCTTATATAGAATTATTGTATCATATAGTATAGTATATTTTCTTTTAATTAGAAGATTTTTCTTCCTCTTTTTCTGATTCTTTCAATACCTTTAAGTCTGCTCTTAGTAATTGCAATAATTCTACGCACGGTTTTAAATCATACGTTCTTGAGTAATTCAATAAACACTTATTTATCTCATCAAATCTCGCATGTCTTAAAAACATTTGGGGGTCTTCGAGCTTTTTTGCAAATAGTAATATTTGTAGATTAAGGGATGCTAATGTAGTTAAGCTGTCTTTGGGGTCTTTTATCTCTTCTCTTACTATGTTTATATAGAGATTACTTTTCTTATGATTATAAGAATCTCTTAATTTCTCATAGAACTTTTGGACATCTAATTGTCTATTCCTATTTATATAGGCAATAATGTCTGCTGTTGGAGCTTGAAGAGATAGTACTTCAGAAATCTTTTCTGAAGTATCTATCCCCTTATCTCTTAACTCAAATAACAATATCAAGCAATCACTTTTAGTTACCAATGCTTATCATCTCCTATTCTGGTGAAAGGGTATTATCTGTAAAGTCTTGCCCTAACTCACTTGGGGAAGGAAGAATCGTCTCTTCTGATGGTGCTTCTGATGCTTCTTGTTCAAAATCTCCCATATCAGGCTCTGGTCCAAAATCTTGGGCACTTCCATCAATTGAAGCGTCTTGGAACATTCCACCAAAATCATCTCCACCAAAATCATCCTCATCATCGCCCATATCATCGTCTTCTTGTTCCTTATTAGCTTGACTCATTTTATCTATTTGCTCTTGAATTACATCAATAACATTCGGATTAGAGATAACATCTGCTAATAAATCTTTAGTAATAGTAAGCTTTGCGGCAGGGTCTTCAATTGGGTCAAGTAGCATTAGGATATTATTAATAATACTAATTCTACTATCCATAGAATTTCTTCTATCAATTTCCTCTTGAGTTGTTGGAGGAAGCATCTTGATAGTAAACTTATTTATATAATCTCTATGGTTTCTGTCGAGTAGAAAAATATTAATAGCATCTGTAATACATTGAATTACAGTGTTTTGTATCCTCTTTACTGCTTTTGCATACCTTGAAGAAACTAAGCTTAAAGAAGTGCCACCATTAAACCCTGTTGAGTCATCAGTATCACCTAAATACTGCTTGGGTATTCTTAAATTACCTGTTAACTTATCTTTAAAATAGTCTATATCAACGATATCTTTAACATTTACATCCCCACCGATTTGTTGAGTAGAGATTACACCTTGGTCTCCCCTAACAGGTACATAAACATTATTTTCCATAGGTCCAGGATTTGTATATTCTGTTAACATACTTCCTGTCTCTATAGCGGTCTTTTGCTCTATCAACTGTTTGATACCAGTTAAATGAGGGCCTACCTGCTCTTTAGGCATATTGCCAATCTGAACTTGAATCAGCCTTACTATTGAAGATTTTGTTAATCTATTTAACAGCATCGAGTTTTCAAGAAGACTTAATTCTCTCCAAATCTTAAATGAATTGTAGAGTAATGACTGCCCTCTTCTTACGGTGTAGGTAACGCCTGAATCAGACCCATCAGCCCCAAACAGTTCTACTTGTTCTGGTACACGACTTACATTATCATCTAAACAAGCATGAGTAAACATGAAAGGCTGATACAGCTCTACATCTTGCTGTTTAAAGGAATACTTGTAATAGGAATTATAAACACCTTGCTCAGCGGTTTTAGTCACATTATTAGGTGCTTTTATATACGAATATGTTTTTCCAAATTTTACAAGCTCAAACATCTCTGCTGGGTTTGGAACCATTTCTACGTAATGGACAAACCTATCATTTTTATTAAATGCCTTTATTACAACATTTTCTTTTAAATCTTGTCGCTCATCATCTTCTTGTTTGGCTACACCAAGAGCATCTTCTATTTCAGATTTCTTATATAATCTTATATATAAGTCACCATACTTGCAAAGAGAGTACACCCATTTATATATGTATTTATCAATATTAAGAGAGTCAAGTAAGAATTGTACATACTTTGCTACATCACTATTATTACTTTCAACCCAAACTATCTGTCCCTTATCATTTGGCTCAGTAGCATCCTCTGCATAAATCTCAAGGGCGGCAGAAATTAAGGGGTCTTCACTCATGGTATCGAGCATATCATAGATTGAATTCCTGTTTTGAGAAACGGTAAAAAGAGATTCAATCTTTGATAAATCTACTTGCGAAGATGTTCCTTCACCTATTAGATTCCATAAAACAGAATCTTTTTGGTCAATTCCTACTTCCACTTCTGGCTTTGGAACAGTCTCGGTCTTTACACCATATATTCCTTTGTGTTCATTATTAATATTATTACTTGGCATTGTACCACCTAATTGTTTAATTTATCAGCTAATTTAGCTGTTTCGCTTCTCTCGCTAGTTATTAAATGAACATAGCTAAATAACTTCTCACCTTTTAGTCTTTCTATTAAAGTCTCTATCCCTTTTGACTTCTCAAAAGACACTTTATCTCTCTGTCTATTATCTGCATCTAACCATAAATTTGAACCCTCATCAACTCTACCAATAAGAAGTTGTAAGTGTTCTTTTGTAAGATTTTCTGCTTCGCTTGAAAGGATTATAGAATTCTTTATACTTCTTCCTCTTAAAAAACCAAGAGGAATAACCTCAAGTCTTCCAGTATCAATTAATCTTATGATACCATCAACACCTCCACAATGGTCTGCCATAGGCATTACATAGGGTAAAAGTTTATCTAACTCACTTCCTGGTAATGCACCTATTTGGTCTGTGTCTTTAACTTGAACATTATTTCTAATCCAAACTATTTTTTCAAACCTATCTTCTTGAATGGCTTTTAAGGCTGATGTTACAAGAATAAGTGTTTTACCAGTACCCCATGTACCAGTAATTAACTTTATTGTGCTTGGAACATTTATCATCATATCAAAAGCTAATCGCTGTTCTATGTTCCTTGGCTTTAAAACACCCGACCATTCATTTTCTATTGTGGTATATTCTACTCTCCTAAATGAATTATTTTGATAACAGTAAGCATCATCTCCTATTATTACATATTCATTTTCAATCAACGTTTTGTCAAGAGCTTCTTTAGAATAAAATTTGGAGGCTTGAATATCATCAAGCCTTACATATCCTTGATAATCAATCATATTCTATGGTATTATAATCCCCTGCGCTAAATAGAATCTCGAACCTAAATTTTCATTTGAAATATTTGGTTGCGATTTTAAAATATGGCTATAAGGTGAAGAAACTTTTTTTAACTCTTCTTCAAAATCCACAAGAATTTGCTGTTTTTTATTTTCCTCACTTGTGGTAGTGCTGACTTCTGTGATTAGAGATAAATCTTCTCCAAAATCAAACTCAAACTCATCGGCGTGTTGACTTGCGTTATAAATACTCCCACAAACAGCATCGGCAGAGTCTTTTGAATTTATGCCTGCCGAACTGTGGTCTACTTTACCATTCTCATATCTTTCAAGACCAATTATTTCATCTGTCAGATGTGGGCATTCATAGATTATTAATCTGTTCTCATATATGGTGTTTTTAAAATATGCGTATGGTAAACATAATCTATCAACAATTCTATCAACTGAAAGTGTTGTACAATTAAAGTCTTCTGCTTGTAATTGTTGAGCCAAATCCGCAGATTGGAAAGTATCATAAGATACCCCACAAACATAGAAACCTTGGTCTCTTAACCATCTTATCAAATTTCTATTTTTTTCAAATGAAACTTGATGCCCTTTAGGAGCTTTCACGGATACATGAAAAGCAAGCTTATACATTAACTCTTTATTATTCGGAGTACCCTCTTTATGAGGTTTTTTACCAATAATCCAAGTTCCTGCAATACCTGTCTTATCACCCGTCAAAGACATGTCTAAATGAATGAATAAAGGTCTATCTAGTAGTCCTCTATCAATCCTTGACATATCTATGAAATCATAGTACTGCGCTTCATCATCTTTAGCATTGCCTACCTCTATAATTTCATTTATAAAAAGATTTTTATAGGATTCATCAATATTTTGCGACCAGCGTTCACCACTAATATATCTTGTAGTATTAGAAGTAGAAATTCCTGCAATATCTGTCAACGCTATATCAAGGTCATCTCTAAAATTTTCATAATATCCCATAGGAACTTCTATAATTTGATAACCCTTTCTCCTAAGGATTTCAATATCTAAATCTGAAGCGTCTAACGGAACTAGTTCATTTTCAAGAAACCGATTCCCTACTGCTACTTTAAATTTCTCTTTACTATTTTTATCCGTCCTTATAACCCACTGTGGCTCATCAACTATTTTTGTAGTCTTACTCTCATTTCTTTTCTTCTCTTCTATAAAAGTTTCCATGAAAGATTGTGTAGTTCTTTTTGAAGAAGCTAAACAAAAAATAGTTGGATTGACATCACCTTTCATAAAACGGGATTGCATACGAGTTGTAGCAGTATTTACAAGATTTTTAGCCTTCTCTATTTGTTTTGAGATGTCTTGTGTAGGAATAAACGAAACCTCATCTTCAAATGCCCAAAAAACCGCACGACCTAATATGTGTCTTGTTTGAGAACCATATATTAACTCAATTCCTTTTGGGGGCTTCCACTCAGGAACATCTCCACGTGTTAATGTTCCCCTCTGCATAAACCAATCAGAAGATTGAATTAGAGATTGCATCTTTGACCATGCAACACCCCTTGCGGCATCAATAGTGATATTAATAACTGCAAATGTTATTAAGTCAATAGGTTGTAACCCATAATAAATATATGGGTCTTTTAGACAAAGCATACGATAAAGTTCATAACAACCTACTATTACAGCCTCCGTACTTTTTCCTAATCCAATAGCACCTGTTAATGCTAATGTATTGTATTTGGCAGGTTGTAGTGGGTCTGGATATATTTCTTTTAACAAATCTTCCCAATAAGGGTATAAAGTGAACCTACCCTCAGCGTCAATCAATCCTTTCCCAAGATATTTTGGGTCATGTAAAAAAGTACCTATATCAACAGGTATTTCCTCATAGTCTTGATATAAGATATTGTTTAAAGTGGTAGAGTTACCGTTGCTAGCATATTCATCTAATATGGCTATCACGGCATCCCTCTCTTCTTTCGTTAGGTTGTCTAAAATATCAAAATTCATCTCTACTGATTATCGTCTTTATTTTCAGAAGGCTCTTCTTTTTTATCAACAATCTTCGGCTTTTTTGCTTTAGCAAGCATATCAGAAACTTCTTTTTTCTTTTTAAGAATAGGGGCTTCCCTATCTTCTTCACTCTTTTTCTCTTCTTTTACTTTCTTAACCTTAAGTCTATTCATCTTATTGTCAAGATAAATGGTGAGTTTTCCAAAATCTTTATCGGTTATTTTCTCATCTTTATAAAGCTCATTTATCTGCGACTTATATTGCTCAAGCTCCTTCTTATCCGAACACTTGCTCAATGCTTGGAGATAATAATTGTATAGGGCAACTTGCTTTTTCTCTTCTTCCTCAAAATCCTCTTCTTCAAGGAGAGTATGACGCATTAATATATCATTATATTTATATACTTTCATTTATTCTACCTACATTGCTATTGAAATAGTACCTGTAAACTCTACCCACTCACTACTATCTTCATCAAAAATGTAAAATTTAGATTCATCTATAGAAAGATACTGGTCTCCATTTTTAGCTTCAGACTTCTTATCATCTTTCTCACTATCTAAACCAACCCATCTTTTAATACCTTGATATGCTGTTATCATTCTAATATACTCCTAATTTCTTTAAAGTTACTGGTCCTGCTATACCATCAGCTGTTAAACCAAGATTCTTTTGAACTTTCTTTACTTGATTTCTGGTCCCCGAACCAAAAATGCCATCTGCTTCTACACAACCTATAATCATTTGTAAAAGCATTACATCACTTCCAGACATTCCTTTTTTAAGTGTCCTTGTTATTTTTGGAGCAGAACTCTTTCTTGTGGCGCAGAAAACGGAACAAATGCTTCTTCCATTAGCTCCTTCTCTTAATGGGGCATATAATGTTTTAGCTTTACCCGAATATGTTCCTACAGAACCACCACCATCTTCCCACAGCATTAGGCTAACACCGTCATTATGATATTTATTTAAAAAATTAATAACATGTTTTGCGGCTGTTACTTGAGTCACACCTGAGCATTGCATTACGAAGAATTTTCCTCTTAATGTTCTTCCTATTGCATTTTTAGCTCTATAATCTCGTACTGGATTATATATCAGTTGATTATTTCTAATGGCGGGCTGTTTCGTTGCACTCCATCCACTAACGGTATCCCCATTAGGGAGAGTGAGTAGCTCTGTAGTAGAATTAGACCCATATCCGCAATCTCCACCAAGCCTTGGTATTCTTAAATACTGAATGGTATAACCAGGAAGGGCTTTGCTTGACATAAAATTAAAGAAACAAAGATTGGAGGTTAAATCTGCACCGTTATCCTCCGACCATTTCTTAAGTGTTTGACACTTCTTTGGTTTAGTAGGATAAAAGGTTGAATCAAACTTTAAATCCCATTCATTCGGACTAAAAACGTTTATGATATATGACATTATTTATTCCTCTTATCTCTTATCTTAAAAGTTTTATTGCCATAGCATATATCAGAAAAAGTTTCTAAATGAACATAAGTATCATATAGGTTAATTGCACCAATAATTCCAAAATGTTCGCAAGATTCTTTCCAAAGTCTGGCAATCATATCTCCTTGGGTTTTCCCATTTATAGAAAAATCCAAGGCACAAGCCATTAAATGCGCCGATTTTGAATCACCACCAATCGCTTTATTATAGGCAGGTTGGCGGTAACAAGAATTGACATTAATGGGCTTTTTATATTTTACTACTCTAAAATATTCAAGCACTTCATTAAATTTTGCGGAGTATTTGGAAAAAATATACTGTGGCTGAGTAGAATCTCCAGAATTATTGGCTAACTCGCCTAAAGTAAAATGAGGAGTTAAATGGAATGATAAATTCCAATCTGCTATTGTATAATAGCCTTCTGTGAGAATCTTAACCTTCATAATTACTCCTTCGGTGCTGTATAGCTGTCATCAACAAATTCTATAGCATCTTCAGTCGTGGTAGGCTGAACCATTTCACTTACTTCAATATCTCCGCTTTCGGTGATTACTTTATTATTTTCTTCAACTAAATTTTTGTAATTCAGTATATCAAAAAATGCTTCAATAGCACCCTTAGCATATCGAGTAGCAGTAATTAAAATCGCTAACAGTATAGTTATTATATTAAATACTTCTATATATTCAGCAGGAATTTCTATACCTGTTTCATTGATAAACAGAGGAAAGTCAGTCACTACTACTACGATTAATACTAATCCAACTACCATTACTACTAATCTTTTAACTGAATTAAAAAACCTAGTCTTATCCCAAGACTCCGATAATATACCAATATTTCTATATGTTGATAAAAGACAATCAGCTAACCATGATAGACCTAATAAAGACATCGCATGAAAAATCTTAGTTAGGTTTTCCATCAAAATATCAATCATAATAATTTCTCCTTATAGAAAATCGTTATTCTGTAAACACTGGTCATATGTTCGCTTTACATTAGCTATTGCTGACACAGCTTTGGTGTTTGAGTAATGGGGATGAGACTCACAATAATCTTCATATATGTCGATGAAGCTTAAAGTTTCATTCCAATACTCTTGAGTAAATTTCACTTTTCTTCGAATTTCAGAATCAAAGACTAATATATTCTTTCTTGCTTCTTCAACTTTAGCTAATTCTGAAGAATCAATTATGTTTTTAGTAGTAGTCTCGATAGTATCAATTCTTTCTTTTAACCCGTCAAGTTGGACTTTTGTATAATCAAAATTGGAAGTTATCTTTAACAGTGAATCTTCCAATTTCTTCATATTACTATTGATAATATCAAACTCTTTTTCTGAATCCTCAGAAATTTTTGTTAATCTTTCTTTAAGGTCTTTGTTAAAGAAAGATGTTATTTTGTTAAATAACCATGACCATGGATTTATTTTTATGGGACTAATTTGAATTAAACCGCTACCTAAAATTAGTGCTACTAATCCAACCTTTCCATATTCTGTAATTAATTGTGATAATGGCATTTGTTTTTATTTTATTCCTTTTTCTGCCAAGTTAGGGGTAATAGTAGCAATTAGTTAATAGTTTCTTTTTATTTTATAAAAATTTTAATTCAAATTTTTGAGTTCATACTTCCCTGATGAATTAACGCAAAGTATCTTATCTGCATCATCTGATGTAGGCACAGGGATAAGGGCTTTTATTTCTTCAAGCTTAACCAATATCTCATCAAACCAAGATGTGTATGGTTCAGGTATATCGTTTTCTTGTCCTAATGAATTAGAAATTAGTGTTTTAAAAACAGCACTCTTTTTAATCTTTGAGTCTATGGCATAGATAAGCATACAATTTCCTATACCAGACCTTGCAGAATCAATATTGGAAATAGTCCATGTAACTATATTATTCTCAAAATTTATGGCTACTGGATAAGGAGAAGCGTCTACACTTCTTTGATTTAAAAGATTTACTTCTCCAATTCCAAAAGAATCTACCCAAGAAGATATATCAAACTGAATTTGGGTAACGTTATTCTCACCCGCTACCCCTAAATATAATTCTTGGGATTTGTCTTTTTTACTATCTAAAATTATTTTAAATATTCTCATACACAAATAATCCTTAAACA